TCTTTCCTCAAGAAATAATAACTATTGGGATCCTCATTTTTTTTAAAAGGCAGCTCTGGCCCATCATTAGGCCAAGTTATAGTTTTCCTACACAAAACAGAATTCATTTTTTTAAATGCAATCCTATAATCATGTTTTGAGTAGGTCTGTGAGGTATGTAATTGCAAAAAACAATTACGTAACGCTGTGTAATAAGGCATATTACCACACCAAGCGGTGAAAGAATCCGCCAATGCTTTATAATACATCTTAAGTTCATAATTGTTATAGTGGTGCGCAGTATCTGACCAAAAACATAATGGATTTACTCGATTTAACTGTCTCACAATTTTGAACCGCTCGTTACGATAATCACATACAACATGAGTTGAACAAAAATCAATATCCTCATACAGTCCTATCTTCAAAAATTTAAGAACCATACCTAAACCATGATTTTCAACCACCTTAAAATCAACACTCGGTGGCGAGAATATTACATTATAATATGAGGCATAATCAAAATTTGGGTCATTAACAAAACAGACAAAGTCATCACCAGATGCCCAAAGTTCATACTCATCTTCATTTAAACCGATCAACTCCTCCATTACAAAACGATTATAATATATCATTCTAACTGTATTCATCAGAGTTGTATCGGGTGCTCCACTTCCTACGGTACCATTTACAGTGGCGTCAAACAAAATTTCTCGACCAATATCTTTACCACAAACGTAACCCACATATTTACGTTTCAGTTCACAAGCAGTAGTCGTAAAAACATTTGGATCTACATGATGTATTTTGCCTAACTCCACTAATCTATTATAAATCTTATGGTCAACATATTTAAGACCATTATTTTGTGTTGTATCAAAAGCAGAACCATCACCCTGTATGGTATACTTTAAACCCGACTTATAATATTTGGCAAGCTTTACCTCCTTTTCAGACCAATTGGTACCAACGACATAACCTTTTAAATTACGTGAGCAATACTTTTCTAGAGCCCAACAAACGGGCCCCATAACGTGTTTCATTTTAACTTGAGCACCAGATATGGCTCTATTCTTGGGCATTTTATCATATGACTCAACGATTTGTTTTTCCCGCTTACAAAACATTTCAAATATGGTAACTCTCCGTAATGCCATTTCCATTTGTTCTTTAGATTGGCTCAAAAATTTGTCAATTTCCTCCTGTTTACTAGCATCTATATGTTCATACCATTGCCTGTATGAATAATTAAAATCACGGAGGAAGTCGAAATCACGCTCAAATTTTGTGTCAAACCAACGTTGAAATCGCACCATTACAGAATCATCTGGACTTGCAGTCAATTTCAACTGGCGCTTCATTGCAGCAAACAATGTCCTCTGACAATTGTTATACACCACAATATTTTTCTGACCTGATCCCTTATCAGGCAGCACCCTTTTGGCAACAAAGTTTGATGCACACGTACACGGTATGTCTTGAAGTTGTATGTTCCAATCAAATTTGCAATACTTTAATTCGTGTTTAGGATCAATGATGGACTCATCAAATTCATTCTTCATTCCATCATGACAGCAAATACCCCTTAACATAACATCATTTTGCCGCACTGATGTTATGGGGGGGCCCCAAGGCCCGCTATCAATCTAAAGCCGATCGTCCTCACAGAACAATCGAGCCATGATACCCAAATCGGCCATTTCTGTAGCCTCATTTAGGGTCAGGCTGGGCGCATTATAAACAGCAGATCCAATCCAAGTTTTAAACCGGTTTATTATGCCCCTAGCTTTAGTTTCGATGTTACCTCCTTTAACATCGTTTATTGCTCTTACAAGCTTAGAACTTGATAGTAACAGTGCATAAGACTGTACTTGCAGAGCAATCTGTAATGCAGTTTCAACGACGGGCATTAATGCTATCATCGCTGGCGCGCCATACAATTTAA